TTAATGGGAATAGAGAATGAAAACTATATTTGGGAACCAATTAAACACATTGATAATGTGCGAATACAAATCCTAGAAGAAGAAATAGAGTATTATAGGACTCTAATTCAACCACATGATTGTGGTCATATTCATACTACCATAAGTTTTTTAGAGCAAAGAATAAAAAATCTTGCTGGTGGTAAAAGGGAATTCCCTTTCTAATATTAGGCCATTTTTCAACTTTGTGGTCAAGTATAAATAATTAAAATATAAGTTGACAACTTAAACAAACTATGATACAATTCAGTATATCATGAAAGGAAACTATATGCTAACGAAATCAGAACTAATTGAACAACTCCAAACTGGAGTTTATGAAGTAACATTTACAAAAGTAAATGGTGATAATCGTGTTATGCCTTGCACTTTGATGGCAGATCACCTACCAGAGTTTGGCACTAAAAAAGAATCTGATCCTGTTGACACTGATCTAGATCGTATTTCAGTTTGGTGTACAGATGCTGACGCTTGGAGAGCATTTAAACCATCAAAACTCATTTCTTTTGAGCGGATGGTATGATTGTAATTGACCAATATATATTAAGCGCAATAGTCACTATTGCGCTTTTTATAGCCTATCGTCTAGGACTTAAATCGGCAGTTGAAAAAAACGATACTCTTAGAGTAGAAAGAATTGTTGATCATACCGTTGATAAACTTTGTGACGAAGGTTACGTTGTCTATAAGAAACATGATGACGGTGAGGTAGAATTGATTCAATTGCCAGAATGGATTTTAGAAAAAGAAGACTTGACTTTCATTGAAAAATAGTTTAGGGTTATGAAAATAATCACTAGGAGTGAACCACATGGCACAATCAAAAAAAAGAAAAACTTTCTCTAGAAAAACTAAAACTGGCTTTGCTGCCGCGCCGACTGATAACTTTCAACACTTCAATGACTATATAAGGATAGAAGTGGATAGGAAAGATATTGCCATAAAAATAAAAAACCATGTGAAGAAGTCTTTATCTAAGGAAGATGCTAAAATTGCATTACAAGCACCAGAATGGGCAATCAGTCAATCTCCTGGTTTAGCAGCAACCATTGCATGGGCAGAACTACAATTAGAATTTCCTACTTGGTGGAACGCTGAAAAGGTTCTCACAAAACAAGTTAATGAAATTCTGCGTCTTGGCAAGCGTAAACTTTTAAATAAAACTGATAATATTGGAGTTGTTACGACTCCGAGAAAATCTCCAGCAGAAATTATTAAAGAGCGCACTAGTGATTTTATTGGTGGTATTGAAATTATTATTGATAATTGGAAAGACGAAAAAGATTTCTCCATTTATAGTGAAATGAAAAAACACGATGTGCCTTACATTACAGCCAAAACAACGTATGATCATTACGTCCCATTAAAAGATGAATTAGACGAATTAGTAAACAAAAAAACTCCTGATCTTGTTGAGGGATATTCATCTATGAAAGTGAGCGACCAGAAAAAATATTTAAAGTTCGTAGATAATATTCTTACTGACATTGAAAAATATATGACAGCAAAGAAAGCAACTCGTAAGACACGTAAGCCTGTAGTAAAATCTGCTGAAAAACAAGTAGCGAAAATTCAATACTTAAAGGACTCTGTAGAATTTAAACTAGCGTCTATTAATCCTTCATCTTTGATTGGAGCGATGCGAGTTTATTTATTCAATGTAAAGACTAGGGCATTAACCGAATTGGTTTGCGAAAAGAGTTGTGGTTTTGAGGTAAAAGGGACAACTCTTCAAGGTGTTGATCTTGCGGCATCAAGAGTTACAAAATTGCGTAAACCAGAGGTCTTTATTCCAATGGTACTTAAAAAGACTTCAAACCAGATAAACAAAGAGTGGTCTAGTCTTACCACAAAAACAACTATCGCAAATGGTAGGATTAATAAAGATACCATAATTTTAAGGGCAATGAATAAATGATAGACAAAAGTTTTATGAACAGAGCAAAATTTAGCAAACTGATTGAGGAACAAGTAATTGATAAAAAACTAGGTTATATTGATGCGGTTGTTGAGGTGTGCGGTATAACCAAACTTGAACCAGAAGATGTGAGCAAATTTATCTCACCAGTAATAAAGGAAAAGATTGAGGCCGAAGCAATGAGTCTTAATTTTTTACCTAAACAGAATGAATTGATTTTTGAATGATACGGTGGTATGATTATTTTGTTATTGCAATAACGTCAGTCCTTATATTTCCGTTTGCAATGATAATACTACCACCAATTATAAATCTAAATGCAGTTTTCCCTTTATATGCCTTTTGGTGGTTTTGGGAAATGTATTGTGATAAAAGACAGAGTATAGAAAATGTCTGATAAAGAGATAAAAGAATTTATATTAATGTTTAAAGGAGTACTGCCAGACCCAGATAACTATCCAATGTCTTTTGAATATTACTACCAACTATACAAACATATAAAAGGAAATAAAAATGTTTGAACTAATTATGATCACGATGCTCTTTCTAAATGATAATGAAGATTTCTTCACTGCTGGTGATGCAAATCGCGCAGCGGGTAAGACTTGGCAATATGTAGGAACGCAACCCGTCCCTAATGGTCATGTTGCACTACCATCAGTGAATCCAGACACTGGTAAAGAGACCATTATTTTTCAGAGAAAATAATCTGATAAATATGGTTGACACACACACAAAAATATGATATAATACAGTTATACTAAAAAATATTACAGCAATAATTCAGCATATATGGAGAACTAAAATATGTCTTTTGCAAATCTAAAACGAAATCGTGGTCAGATTGACCGATTAAGTGCTGCCGCAACAGCAACACAAACCACTACAAAATCTTATGTGGATGAACGCATGTGGAAACCCACTGTTGATAAACAGAATAATGGCTATGCTGTTATTCGTTTCTTGCCAGATGGGAAAGAAGGTTCTGAAGTACATTTTGTACGTTATTGGGATCATGCCTTTAAAGGTCCAACTGGTAAATGGTACATTGAGAAGTCTTTGACTTCAATTGAACAACAAGACCCTGTTGGTGAATACAATTCCAAACTTTGGAATAGTGGTATTGAATCTGATAAAGAAACAGCGCGGCGTCAAAAGCGGCGTCTGCATCATGTTTCAAATATTCTGGTAGTTTCTGATCCAGGAAATCCAGAAAATGAAGGCAAAGTTTTCATGTACCAATATGGTAAGAAAATCTTTGATAAACTTATGGATGCTTGGTCGCCAGAGTTTGCAGATGAAACACCTATGAATCCATTTTGTATGTGGGAAGGTGCAGATTTCAAACTTAAAATTCGTGATGTTGAAGGTTATCGTAATTACGATAAATCTGAATTTTCCTCAACTCGCGTATTATCAGAAAGTGATGAACGCTTGGAAGAAGTATATGACAAGTGTTACGATCTTTCAGAGTTTACTGATCCAGCAAACTATAAGTCTTATGCAGAACTAGAAACTAAGATGCGTAATGTTTTAGGTCAAACTGAACCTCAACCGACAATGGCTCAAACTGCTTCATTGGGTGTGGAAAAGGCTCCAGCATTGGATGATAATATTCCAGACTATGCCGCGCCTAAAAAGACAGAAGTAGATGGCGAAGATAATACTATGGATTACTTTGCAAGTCTAGTTAACGAAGACTAATTTCCATAATGAGGAAATGCCCAGCGCAGTGCATTGTCTGCTGCGCTGGTCAACACCCCACCATTTAGATTGGTAGTATTCTGTTGAACATTTGATGATGTTGAATTATCCATAATTACTGCACCACTTGGATGTGGAACTCTATTATTATCAATCAAAACTCTATTTGCTATTGCTGCTTGTTCCAATTCACGCGAAGTAGGTAGAACAGCATTAAGTCTATTTGCTATTGCTGCTTGTTCCAATTCACGCGAAGTAGGTAGAACAGCAGTCATCTCTTCAATTTTTTCCTTTGTACCTAGAGACCACTTTAAAAAAGTATCTCTCATATCAGTTACACCACCTGCTAAATTGGTATCAAATCCGAATAAGCCAGTTGTCATATCTGCCAACCCAGCAAAACTTTTTGTAATTCCAGCAGCAGCACCAACCATACCCACTTCAATACTATCGGTAAGAGTTTGCGGTTTAAATGTTTTTAAAGCATCACCAGCACCAGTGACACCATCAAATACTGCCATACCAGCAGCAAGAACTTGTCCAGCAACTGGAACACCTCTGAGGAGACCACCTACTTTTGCAAACTTTGCAATGTTTGCAGACTCTGCCAGAGATAATGCACCTCCAGCAGTTTTACTTCCAAATTGAACACCTTTTTTACCACCACGATTCATATCATATACATCATCCATTCCAAAGCCAAACATATTTTTAAATCTTTGAAATTTACCTCGTTTTTTACCACCACCTTTACCATCAATATCAAAACCACCTAATCCCCCAGCACCTATTGCGGCGGTCAGTGCGATAAGTGCAGCAGTGTTCGCGAGTGTATTAATCGCTTGAATCCCAGAAATAACAGCCCTTACTCCCGACATTGCCACCCCCAACAATCTCATAGGGCCACCCAACGCAATTATTGCTGCTGTTAATCCAAGCATTTCTGCGATGCCAAACTCTTTACCCATAAACTCAGTTATTTTATCTCTCAATGGTCCAAGACCTAAATTCTGTACTGTATCTTCAAAAAATATTTTTGTATCTTTCCACAGGGTTGTCATACCATCAAGTGCTGTTTGAAGAGATGGAAATGCTGTAAGCATTTGACTAACAGTTTCTTTCAAGACACCAAAAGCACCCCCTTCAGCAAAAGCACCACCGATTGATTTTAAAGCACTAGTCATTGTTTCACCAAATATAGGCAAACCAAAAAGTTCTTCTGATTTTTTGTTGACAGCATCAAGTATACTGAAACCAGGATCAATACCTAACTGATCTCTAAATCTTGCTACTAAAAATGCAACAGCACCGCCAGCGAGAACTGTCGCTAAAATTGCTCCAGTAAACCCACCAAACCCTTGCATAATTTCAGATATATTTGCTAGGTTTCCAAGCATTCCACCTTGTCTATTTCCAGACCGCATGACCCCTTTTTTGCCTAGTGCGCCATCAACCTTTTTTCTATCACGTTTTTCTTCAATATCATCAAGCCTTGACATCTGTTGATTTGCAAGAAATTTAGAAAACATAGAAACTAAATTAGACATACTTTTGCCTATGTCTCTAACTTCACTCATTAGTTTTGGATCAGTACCTTTACCAAAAAACCTTCCGAATAAACTTCCAAAGAAACCAAAGAAACCACCAAATAATTTTTTAGTTCCTTCCCATGTGGCTTTTAGGCTATCTCTTACAGATGTAAATGCTTTTATAAATGGAGCAGTAAGAGTTATTGCAAGGGCTTTGAACGGTGCTGTAATGGAGTTTGTTAAGTTCATCGCTAATGTTTTAGGCATCATTGTCAATGATTTTGCCATATCAGTAAGACTTTTCAAACCAGGAATTCGTATTCCACCATTCATTTTTTGAACAGATTTTTCTAAATTAGTGAAACCCTTTTTGATTTCATCAAGAGTTGACTTATTCAACTCCATGGTTTTGAAATTAATGTCAGCAATATCCTTGCTGTTTATTTCTCTAACCTCATTTACTGTTGTTCCAAATGCCATTTTTTATTCCTAGTTATTTTGTTGCAATCTTATTCTATCATTTTCCGCTTCAACATGCTGTATTAATAATGTAATGTATACTTCTCTTTCCCACGGCATCATATTATCAAGTTCTGTTAATGAATATTTGTGGTCTTGCATTAATTGAAAATTGGTCTTATAATGGCTCATTAAGTTATCATGAGAAAGAGCAATTAAAAAAAATCATCTAATCCTTCCAAAGTATACTCGTTTACATGCTTACATCTTAGACAATTAAAATTAACTGTTTCGGATAATTTTGGCATAGTTTGAATCCATTCTTTTACTTTATCAAACTGACTTGCAGATAAAGACCCAATAAACTCTTGAATTTCATCCTGACTTTCATCAGCAAGATCAAATCTTTCAGCAGTAGTCTCCAAAACCTTCATACATTTACCTATCATTTGAAATGTTTTTATCGTGTCACTTGCCGTTTCGGTTGCGTCTGCGTCCATAATAGATTTGAAGTTGGGGTATCCCATATGTAAAGTCATATCATCTGTTATTTTTATTTCTTTATTTGAAGTTTGTTTTGTCACTTCAATTGATGATAAATCAATTGATATAGGGTTGTCTGCCTCACATTCACTACATTTTATCGTCACTTCAGTATTTTCCCCTACGGATTTTGATCTCAATTTTAAAAACATATACTCAATATCAAACGATGTTAGTTTACTTTGATCTATATCCCCTTCTATACATGCCATAATTGTATCAACAATAGCATTTACAGTTGCTTTTTTATCCTCAGATTCCATCGCTAACATCAAGATTTTTTCTTCTTTTACTAAGTACGGTCTGAATCTAACTTTTGTTTTGCTTGATGGTACTGTCAATTCATATTTTGGTACATCATTTAACTTTGGTAATGCCATTATTTACTTCTCCAATTTGTATAAGTCAAAGATAGACTCACTTCAACAAGTCCATCCACATCGTTTGATAATTCAATTGATCCCATTGAAGTTGGGAATGCTCTTTCTAAAACACAAGTATAAACTGGTTTTAGATCATTTTTATGTAACCCATTCATTCCAGGAATACTTAATGGGGTATTAGCATTTAAAATGCGTTCATTCGCAGGATTATTGTTTATTTGTTTTATTCCTGTTGATCCTGAATTTTTAGCAAGTTGATGTATTACAACTTCTTTACCGTATCCACTTGTAGAATTTCTTCCAATTTTATAACCTAACTCATATGATTCATTATTAACCGCCAAGTTCATCCAACTTTCAATATATTTTTTTATATTATAATCGTTTGTTACATGAAAGGTTAGGTTTACATCATCAGTTACGAATGTGTTTGCTACCTTTTCTGTTACTATTCCTATTACTCTATCTGTTGTGGAAATTTGGCGAGATGGGAGATTCACACGACTGCAAAATAGATTTAAATCTTCCGACGAAATATTATTACCTGAAATTCTTGGTAGTTCTACATGAAATAGATTTGATCTTGCTATACCTTTTGCAATTGCACTTTTAAATTTTTCTATACTATATGCTTCCATTAGATCATACCTCTTGATATTTTATGTACTTTTGCTTGAGACATTTTCTGAAAATCAGCAGTTGGTAAAAATGCAGCAATTTCCCATTCTGGGGCTGGGACCAAAGCAAAACGACTTCTTACATGATTTGCCAAATAGTGTTTATAACAAGGTCTGAAATATTTAAACTTTGCTGCACCTTGAAGTAAATCATACGACATTTTAAATTTGGTTGTATCGTTATATTTTTTATTATTTGTAATCTCTAATAAACTATCAAGAAATTTTGCTCTTAATGTCATAGGCAAATAGTGTAGATTTAGTCCAGCGAATCCACCTTTTGCTTTACCAACAATTATAGTAAGAGGAAAACTATCATAGTATGGTAGTGTGGATTTACCTTTTGGATCATAGAAATACATAAACATCTTGCCGACTGCTTGCCGATTTTGAAGTCTGAGTGTATCATCTTTCATGAGTTCGTTTCTATTTATTTTACCCATTTTGGATGCTTTATCCTTGAACCAAGAAATTGATTCCTTAGTTCTAGGGGTAATTCCCGCTCTAAACGCTTGTACTTCTAAATTTTGAAACAGATTAGACATTTATATTCCCAAAGTTATTCATTGTTATTTATATCAATTTATAGACGTTTTAATTTTTTCAACTTGGGTAGTGGTTTCAATTGCTTGGGCATAATACCCATTTTAATCAATGTTTTTTCAGTCCAAATTTCAAATATCCATCCCCTATCTTTGGCATAAGATTCTGCTGCTTTCCACTTATTCATATTCTTTACATAAGCCATACCTTCATTAATATAACGCTTAGTTTTGCGAGATGGTACTTTTGGCGGTCTAGTTTGTGAATCTGGTTTTATTTCTATGAGGTAAACTTTATCATTTAATTTTATTTTTAGGTCCATAAAATATCTATGATACTTCTTATCAACGTCATAAAAATAAGGAATTACAACTTCCTCACTTGACCATTCAGTAATTTGTGTTTGACTATCGCACCATTGAAAGGCATACCTTTCCCACCCAGAACGATATATGACATTATCTGGATCACCCTTGTACTTTTTACGATTTTTTATTTTATATTTGCCTTTGTGTGTTCTCATTTTTCTCATATAAATAATAGGTACAAATGTATTTATGGAAAAATAATATGCCCACAAAAAAACTAGAGTTTCCAATTCACGACACTGACCGTTATAGAGCAAGAATAAAATTTCAAACTGTAGAAGTGATCCCAATTTCTGTTGGTTCAGTGAGAGATGCTTTCAATTCTAATACTACCGATGCTGCATTGGCAGGAAATTCTGAGTTAGGGGGTACTAATACTTTGGACCTTGGTCAAAAATTGGAAAGAAAATCTATAATAAAAAAGTTTGCAGAAGCGACAGCAGCGAGTGGAAATAATATTTTAAAAAAACAACAGAAGCGATTGACAAACGAAAGTTGTACTCTTTATTTACCACCATCAATACAAATACAAGACGGTGTTCAATACGAGAATATGGAATTTGGATCATTCGCAAGCGCACTCAATAATATTGTAAATGGGGGTTCTAGCGGAGCAGATGCCGCGATAAAGGCAATAAAAGAATCAAGTATTTTTTCTGATGTCGCAAAACTTGCTCGTAGTGAATTTGAAAGTCAAGACCTTGCAAGAGTGGGTATTTCAAAACTAGTTAATAAATTTGGGGCGGTTGGCGGTGCAGTAAGATCATCATTACAAACAACACCAAATCCAAACATGAGGGCAATATTTAAATCTGTTAATCTAAGAGAATTTTCTTGGTCATTTAAATTAATACCAAATTCACAAAAAGAATCTGAAGAGATTGCAGAAATTATTTCTTGGTTTCGTCAAAATTTATACCCATCAGGTGTTGAAAGAGCAGGTATAATTGTTGGATATAGATTTCCACCTATGTTTAGAGTTCGTCTTTTTTATGGTTCTAGTCAAATGGATCAACAAAGATTTTTCTTTAAGGATATGCATATGAAATCTTTTAATGCAAATTATAATTCTGGGGGGATGGGGTTTCATGATGATGGCGAATTTTCTGAAGTTGATATCAGTATGTCGTTTGTTGAAACTGAAACACTTACTAGAGAAGATTTAGATGATGGAAAAAGATGGACCATGTTAGATGGATTAGGAGTAGGATAATGAGTTTTTTTAGCGGATTTCCATTCACAAGTTATAAGTTTGGTAACGAAACTGATGTGGCCTATATTCAAAATATTTCGGCATACGTTGATATTGTTGATCAAGTAAAAGAAAATGTTTCTGTTTACCAAAAATATGATATTTTAGATGGTGAAAGACCTGATACATTATCACAAAAATTGTATGGCTCAACAAAATATTACTGGACGTTTTATTTGATGAATGATTCAATTCGTAAAAATGGATTTCCATTATCATCTAATGAGTTAGACGTTTGGGTTAAACAAAAATATCCAAACACAACTTTAGTTACAAGAGACTATTTTTTTACTAAAATGAGAATCGGTGATAATATAACTGGAGTCAATTCTTCAACAAATGCTACAATTATTGACAGAGATGTTAATCTAGGTCACATTGTTGTAAGTGGTGTAAAATCATTTACTAATGGTGAAACTATTCAAAAAACTGGTGACGCTACGCAATCAGTAGTTTTAAATTCTCACTCTTTAGAATACAACGCAGCAAAATACTTTACTGACGCCAGCGGAAATCAAGTTGATATTGATCCAACAATTGGTGGAGGTTCAAACACAGAAGTCACCCATAGTATACATTATCACAAACAAAACAATGAAAATAAATCTATTAGAGTTGTAAGGCCAGAAATGATTTTAGAATTGTACGATATTTATAAATCATCGTTGTCGGTGGAATAAATGATAAAAACTCAGATAGTTGATTCAGAAAAAGAATCCCCATTTAATTATGTTTTAAAACATTTAATAGTATCTGGAGAAAGAATTGTTAATGAGATTGATTTACATGCTGTGTCAATTGAAATTCAGATATTTGAGAATCTGAATAACCCATATTTAACAGGTGAGGTTAGTATATTGGATAACGAAAATTTATCTAATAAAATAGGTTTTGTGGGAACTGAAAAATTATTAATAGAAATAGAAACAGAAATGGGAACAGTTAGAAAGAATTTTATTATTACCGAAGTTCTTAGTACATTGAGTACAAATGGAAAAGATAAAGTTTTTGTCCTAAGTATTTTAGAGGACATTTCATTCTTATCTAAGTTAACAAGAATTTCTAAATCTTATACTGGCACTCCAGATAATATAATAAAAACTATTTTAAAAGAACATCTCAACAGGGACATGTTAAATATTTCTTCCGACCACCATGGCGAGATTATGAAAGTTATTGTTCCTAATTTGACACCTTTATCTGCTTGCAGTTGGATACAAAGAAGGGCGGTGACAAGTAATGGAATGCCGTTTTATTTATTTTCATCTTTGGTAGACGATAATATACGATATATTGATTTAGAAACAATATTAACATCAAATGCTTTAAATTCCAAACTAACGCCCTACATTTATAATCAAGGGATTTCCAATAATATGTTGGACGCTAATGGACAATCATTTATAATTACTGATGTTAATCAATCAAATTCATACAACACTATGATGCTTTGTCAACTTGGTCTTATGTCTAGCACATATACTCATATAGATACTGTAAAGGGTATAAAACTAGAAAAAAAACATAATATGTCTGAATTTTTTGAAGATTTAAAAACTAAAGTCTTAAAATCAGGTCAGAAAGAGGCTATAATAGATACCACTAATACTTTTAATAATAAAACAATCCAAGAATACGACACCCGACAAATTAGTAGAATTACGCCAACAAGTTCATATGGCGATAATTACAAAACTTATGGTGAAGCAAGCGATATATCTAAACACATGCTAAGAGCAAAAGCGGCTGCATTAATTGGTATATTGAATACTGCACCTATAGACATATCTGTGCCGGGCCGAAATTTTTATCAAGAAAAAACTAATGTTAGTATTGGAAATACTATTAATTTAGAATTTTTTAATTTTTTAGATAATGGTGATGAGGAAAAGGACCAAAAAAGGTCTGGTAGTTACATGATTCATGCGACAAGGCACATATTTTCTGGTCCAAAATATTCTGCGGTTGTTGGCTGTAGTCGCTTATCTCAAAAAACACCAGAAAGAGGATAATTATTATGCAACCACACGATTTTTATGGCGATACTATGAGATGGTTTATAGGAATTGTTGAAGATAATCTAGACCCATTAAAACTTGGAAGAGTTAGGGTTAGAATTCAAGGATTACACAGCGAATCTTTGAGTGATATACCTCTAAAAGATTTACCTTGGGCGCAAGTAATATTACCAACAACAGAAGGTGGTATTTCTGGAATAGGTAAAATGCCTAGAGTTCAACCTGGTGCGATGGTAGTAGGATTTTTTACAGATGGTTTAAATTCGCAAAATCCACTTGTCATAGGATCAATACCTACATTAGAATCTGAAATGACAAAATTAAATAAACCACCGGGTTATGACGATGGTTTTTTTGATAATTTTGGACCAGATGAATATTTGGGTGGTGAAGCAAAACTATTAGATATACCTGGAGGAAGTAACCCAGAAAAAGCATATTATTATTTTTTGACTCAACAGTTTACCTCTGAACAATCCGCAGGCATAGTTGGAAATCTTATGGTAGAATCTACGCAATCAATGGATACGAGTGCAGTAAATAAAGGCGATGGTAGCGATGGTAGTGATAGTATAGGTATTGCTCAATGGAATTCTGATAGAGCAGATAATTTAAGAAAATTTGCTATAGATAATGGACTAGTCTTGTCAAATTTAGATACACAATTACAATTTATTATGTGGGAACTTAAAAATACTCACAAATATGTTCACACACAAATGTTGACAACTAAAACTATAAAAGATGCTGCATGGGTATGGGAAAGAAAATATGAAGTTCCACAATTAGGTTCGGCAGCAGAAAGATATCGCTTGGCAAAAGAAGTTTATGCGACTTATAATAAAGCAGAATATACGCCAGCAGCGGGAGAATAATTAATGTCATTAACTAATAGCATAGATTTTTCTAGTGTTAAACAATCATTGAATAATATAAAAAATATATCTGATATTGATGAATATTCAGATCAAATACAAAGTGCTGCGAATACTTTATTAGACGTAAAATCTACAGCATTGGGTAGTGAAATTGGAGAGGTTCTTGGTGGTGTTGAATCTTTAACTCAAGAAATAGATTTTCCATCTACTGATGATTTGCTGGAAAATATTGGTATCGCTAAACTTACTGATAAAATATCAGGATTTTCCGATCTACTAAAAATTCCAACTGGGCCTGTGACACTTTCAGCACTAACGGGTTTAAGTGGGGATATTGCAAATACTCCAGTACAGTTAACACAAATAATATCATCACCATCACCAGCATCTGTTGCTGCTAACTTGGAAAAGGCGACTGGGAAAAAACCATCTGGATTGGCATTGAGTGCGTTGTCTGGTGATTTTGGATCATTATCATCAATATCAGCGTTAGGTTCTGTGAATGATCTTTTAGATAAAGCAAATTCTATAACAGATGGAATATCAAATATTGAAAATACATTCGGTAAAGCGAAATCTAACTTTGAATCTAAAATTAATAGTGCCTTATCTGATGTATCTGGAGGTGTGTTAAACAGACTATTAGAAAAAACTAATCCAGCAATTCTTAATGAAGTTACTGTATTGTCAAAAGGATTATTAACAGCCTCTGAAAGTATGGACACTGTTCAAAACATATTGAATGGTGATAATTCATTAGTTTCTGATTTGTTAACAAGTAAGGTGTTTGAGAAATTTCCATTAGATGACATAAATGTACTGCAAGAAAAAATTAGTTTACTTGATCCATCTATCACTAATATGGTTGGTTCAATATCCCCTTCTACTCAAAGAAAAACAGTACCCCATAAGGTAGTATCAAATAATGAAAAATCTTGGACAAATCCAGATGCCGATAAAAAATATGTATTTACAAGGGTACATTCTTATGAAGAACTTTTATCTGATATGCAAGGTTCTACCAGAGATATCAGTGAGGTTGTGGTTCATTGGAGCGCGACATATATAAATCAAGATGTTGGTGCCGAAGAAATACATCAGTGGCACCAAGATAGAGATTTTAGTGGTTGTGGATATCATTACGTGGTAAGAAGAGATGGGTCATTACAGCGTGGCAGACCTTTAAACCTTGCTGGAGCACATGCTAAAGTAGGAGGTCATAATCAATATAGTATAGGAATATGTCTTGTTGGTGGTTATGCTTGTCCAAGTGGCACTAAAAATGCAAAATCTTTTGCAAATAGTTCTTCAATAAACAATAGTCAATGGAAAACTTTAAAGTCATTTTTAAGTTCATTTTATACAGTATATCCGGGCGGTCAAGTATGGGGTCACAATGATACTGATCCTAAAAATAAAATAGATCCTGGAATATCTATGGAGACTTATATTTTTCAAAATTTTGGAAAAAGAAATTTAAGTATTGACGGTAGAAAAGACGCAATATCTTCAGAAGTATTGGCTTCAGGTAAAAGAGATATTTCAAACTCACAATCAGCCGCGCCAGAATCTGTGGAAGTTGTTGAACCTAAAGCAAATACGCGAGATGGTCCTTTTGTGGGTTCACAGTATCTTGCAAAATCAAAAGGATTTACTCAACACGCATCTTATCCAGAAATGTATGACTTTCAATCTGTAACTGAAGATTGGAAAGATGCAAGCAGATATCCAATTGGAACAAAATTCACTGAATATACTGGACACCAGTTCTATAAAAAAGGGTTTGACACAAATGTTTGGCAAATATGGGAACATATAGTGGGTAGTACAGGCAGAAGAATTTTAGTGAATACTAGTGATAGTGCGGAAGTAAATAGATGGGCGAAATTAGAACAACGTCAAGCACCCATGGCAAGAATTAATAGAGGTTAGAATATGACAACAGAAATAGATGATATTATAACCAGAGAAAAAAATCATCCTTTTGCTAATGCTACACAAGGTATTAATAAAGGATTTTCTGATCCATCTGGGCAGTTTCCGAAACCTGAATATAATGGAAAAAGTTCTGTTAATAAAGCATCTCGCGGAGAGTCTTCAAATAATTTAGATATAAAAAATGGAATTCCAGGTAAAGGGTTGGGTTATCAACCGATAAGTGATTATGATTATACTAAAGTTCAAGTTGATGAATCTCTTTGTGGGCATATTATTGAAGTAAATGATACTCCGGGTGGAGAGAGAATACTTTTGAAACATGCTTGCGGTGCTGGAGTTGACATACAACCAGATGGTACTATAATTATCAATAGTACTGGCAATAGAATTGATATTTGTAGTGGCGAACACACAATGACGATTGAGGGTGATGGTACAGTTTTATACACTGGAAATTTGAATATGACAGTTACTGGTGATTACAATTTAAATGTAAAAGGTGACTACAATATCAATGTTGGTGGCAGAAAAGTTTTAGATATAGTTGGCTCTTTCACCAAAACTGTTGGTGGAGTAATGAGAGAATATATTAAAAAATCCAAATCAGTGACAGTTCTTAAACAATCCACTAATACTTTGCTAGGTAATGTTACAAATGCAATTAAAGGAAATCTTTCAAACATTACTGATGGAACTGCCGATTATTCTCATAGTGGAAATACTACATTCACGGCACAAACAGACTTGGCTATAAGTTCACCAAATGTTAATATGGCGGCACAAAATATGACTTGTATAGGAGCAGAAGGTACTTTTGGCGGTGAGGGAGTTATAACTTATTCTAAAAATGTTTTTGTGGGTCAAACAGTAAAGAGTAATGTGGTAAAAGCAAATATCATGAAGGCAGATACTAAATTTGTTGGATATTTAGCAGGAAATGCTGCTGGTGCAAAACATGCAAATACAGCGGGTACAGCAGCAAAAGGACCAGCCACAAAACCAGGAGATCAGACATTTATTGGTGATAAAACTGTCACGGTTAATTTGGATGAAACTGTATTGCCAACTGCCAGTGAACTAAAAAGATTTTTAGAAGAGACACGTTTTGGTGTGAGAGAATGTAGTGTTGATGCAGATAATGGTATTTTTGACTCTATTGACTTAACAGTACCAACTGGCGGTATTACAGAGAAAATTTTGGACATTCATGCTATAAGATCAAAAATGAAGAACAAAAATAACAAAAATAATAATAAATTTATCTTAAAACAAGTGAGTAAAGGAATTTTGGCACCAAATTATAGTGATCCTGTTCCAACTGAACTAGGAAGGATGTCTAATAAAAAAGAAAATTCTGGAACTGGTTATACTGGAATTGGGCCTCATGAAAGAGAGGGTGTTCTAGTAAAAAGTGTTTATTCTGAAAAATCAAGTCAAAATCCAAATCAACAATTTATACCTAATCCTATGTTCAATCCAGAAGTTTTAGATAATATAGATTCTAAAACTAAACTATCTATCAATACAACTATATCAAAATTTTCAGCGAGTATTGGTGATCCAGTTACTATATTGCATATAAAGACATTAAACGAAAAAAAAGCATTAGCCAGAAATCTTATACCGCACGTTAAGATTTTAGAAATTTTTCAAACATTAAAGCAATTTAGTGGATATTCTTTAAATGTTGCCGAAGGTATTTACAAACCAGGACCAAAAGAAAATATAGAAAGTGGTAGCATATCAGATTTAAAACAAACTGGCAGAGCAATAGTTTATGAATTAACTTCTGTCACAACAGGTAAAATTGCTTTAAGTAAAACTTATGATTTGGCTGTTTATCTTAAAGACAATGCACAATATGATAAGTTATCTTTGTATTATGATAACTTTGATCCAAATGATAAGAATCATAATGCTCAAATTGCTATTAGTACGCCAGAAATACCAAGAAATTATAAAGCGTTCTGTAAGATGGATTTAGATACCTACTGGAACGGTGAAACTATAAGTTCAACAGATTTAATTGAAGTTCCAGAAAATCCTAATTCTGTAATATCAGATTCTATGGATATTGTTGATGCTTATGGTGAAGATTATAGTTCAAGTTAAGATAAAACTTTATAAATAGTAAGAATAGAAAAAGAGAAAAAGATGGCGAAGAAATTATCACTAGAAGATAAAGATTTAGGGGTACTACCTCAAATAACACTTAGGACTTCATCTTATAGTGATGTTGATCTATCTTTTACTAAAAGAAAAAATGGAGATATTTTTCTAAAGAAAGATGCTGCTGCCGTAAAACAAGCAATTAAAAACTTAATAATGACCAATCATTACGAAAAACCTTTTAATCTTTTTTATGGTGGTAATGTAACGAGACTTTTATTTGACCTTGCAGACGATCTGCACTCAGAAGATGTTGAAACTCAGATAAGAGAAGCAATAGAAAATTACGAACCTAGAGTAAGAATTTTAGATATTTCTGCTAAGATATTAGGAACATATAATACTTGTTCAGTTATCGTAACTTTTCAAGTTATAACCACTAACGAAATAGTAACATTAGAAACAGATATCGCAAGGTTAAGATAAATGGCAACAAACATTACATCAGCACAACTAGATTTTGAACAAATAAAATCTTCCTTAAAAACGCATTTTGCAAATAAAACTGAATTTAGTGATTATGATTTTGAGACATCTGGTTTGTCAAATATATTAGATGTTTTAGCATATAACACACACTTAAATGGATTAGTAGCAAATTTCGCCACCAATGAGTCTTTTTTGAATACAGCCCAATTAAGATCATCTGTTGTTTCACATGCAGAAGGTCTTGGATATAGACCAGCATCAAGTAATGCGTCAGAATCTACAATAACCGCTTCTATAGATTTATCAGCAGTAGGGTCGCGACCAGGGTCTATAAGTTTACCTATTGGTACAGTTTTTACTGCTTCTAATGACTCAGAAACTCATACCTTTAATAATAAATCAACGGTAACCGCCAATGATGTGAGTGGTGTATATACATTTGAAGATATCGTAGTTTATGAGGGCGTTTCTAAAACTAAAACATTTTTGGTTGATTCTTTAAGTGCATATCAAACATATGTTATACCAGATGAAACTATTGATACAAATTCTTTGGAAGTCAGAGTATATAATTCACCAACATCTTCGGTCTTTTCCACATATACGTTTTTAGATGATGCCATTCAAGTTTCTGCAACTACGGAATACTATGATATACGAGAAGCACCCAATGGATATTATGAAATTAATTTTGGAGATGGTAAATCTTTTGGAAAAGCCCCACCTGTTGGGGGTAAAATATTAGTTACTTATGATAGTGTTACTGGCTCAAAGGCTAATGGATCAACAACATTTACAGCATCAAACCCTTTAAATGTTAATGGTATAGATTATCCTATTAGTGTTGGTTCGCAAATCGCCTCTCATTCAGGGAGTGAAAGAGAAACTATAGAATCCATAAAACTTCTTGCCCCAATACAATTTTCCGCTCAACAAAGATTGGTAACATCTTCAGATTATAGGGGGGTGATCTTATCTAGATTTTCTTCTGTACATGATGTTGCAGTTTGGGGTGGGGAACAAAATGTTCCAATAGATTATGGGAAAGTGTATATATCCCTATTATTTGCAAGTGGTACGACTGATGCTGCAAAGAAAATTGTAAAAGATAAGATCAAATCAATATTCACTGATAATTTATCAGTCATGTCTATAGACAATGTTTTTGTTGAACCAAACACTTCGTATATTGAGTTGACTACAGAGTTTTACTATAATGAGGGATTAACTAAAAAAACAACAACAAGTTTAGAAACTTTAGTCGATTCTTATAATTCAACATATTTTACAAATAATCTCGGAAAATTTAGTAGTAAATTTAGACGATCACCACTATTAACAGGAATTGATAATGTTGATAGATCAATTTTATCGTCTAAAATCGATTTAAAAATTCAACAAAGATTCTCTCCAACATTAGGAACTTCTAAATCATATCAATTAAATTTTCCAGTTTCGCTTGAGGCATTCAACGCAGAAAATTATATTATACAATCTTCTGAATTTACATATAGAGGTAATATTTGTATTTTCAGAAATAAATTATCGTCAAATAAAATAGAGATTTTTGTACCTGGAACTGGAACTGTACTTGAAACTGGTATTGGTTCATATGATAATATTAATGGAGTTTTGATTCTTAATACTTTCGCGCCTGATACAATTCTTGGTGGTTTGACTGAAATAAAAGTTTCTGCGAAGCCCCAAAATCAAGCGGTTATTTCACCTCTAAGAAATTATATTATCACACTAGATACTGGCGCATCACGATCATATGGTAATGTAGAGTATTCAAGTCAAAAGATAGTATTATAAAATGAAAGAAAATAGAGTAGATGAAAAAATAAATTTAAATTCTATAAAAAGTGTTCTACCAGAACACTTTACCAGCGATTATCCAAATCTTATAAGTTTTGTAGAGACTTATTACGAATATATGGATTCGGATGGTCAATTTGGAGATATTATTAATGATCTAAATGGGATAAGAGATATTGGAACAACTGATCTTTTATATATTGATAATATGTTTGAAGAGTTTGCGCTTGGCCTAAGTAGTGAATTTTTTGACGAACCTAGAGAAATATTAAGAAACTTTGCAAAATTTTTCAGAGTAAAGGGGTCTTTGCATTCAGCACTGGGCTTTTTCAGAAGTTTTTACAATGATGATTTTGTTACAGTGGAATATCCTAAAAGTAAATTATTTATTGTTGGCGATCATGCATCAGAAATTGGACCACATAGTGATAAATTAATTCAAGATGGCGGTGTTTATCAAGTTCTTTCTATTTTAATTAAATCAAAAATTTCATTAGGTAAATATAATGAATTTTATAGACGCTTTGTTCATCCAACAGGATTTCACCTTGCAGCAGTAATGGAAATAGATAATACCAATATTGTAACTATGACCTCTGAACCAGCGCAATTAATAATACCAGATGATATTATTAGATTTGAAGATTCTTCTCACAACATGACTATGGATCACACTACATTAGGATGCACATCATTGGTGGCGTCTGGTCAAACTGTTATTTTAGAAGCGCGAGGCCCAGAAACCCTATATAATGAAAATAAAATTATACAGTTGGACGGAGGGCAGATTTTTGAATGGGGGTTATCCGCTCATGCCAGCCCTGGGTGGCTTTATGATCATGGGATGAATTCACAAGGATATCTTGGACCACATTCATTTAATTCAGAACTTATTACCTTAAATAGAGTAAATAATACACCTTTAACTAAAATAAAATCGTTTATAGATTCTGATTATTATGCACCCAGTGATCATTTTAGAAATCATAGTTTAGATAGTATTGACATCAGCGCACTAACTGTCCAAAACTTTTGCTTTCAATCAGCAGCGGCTAATGCACCTTATGATAGTGTAGGAAATACGCCTAATTTTCCAATAAATAGATATAGGACAATTAAAGAATTTTGTGCTTGCGAAGAAGATATTTATGATATAAATACTAAGGATACTATCATTAATGGCATTAACGGACTAACAATACAACAAACTAAGGACGCTTTAATCTAAAGTAGGAAATAATATGGCATCAATTGTAACGGAAGCACTTAAACAAGAACTAATTCGACCAGTATTGAAAAATATTACTACTGGTGTTAGTCCACATTTTTATCTGGGATTGTCAAAATCTCAATCTTGGCCTAATGGTTCAGATTCAGCACCCACGCCAAGGCAAGATGTTGATGAAGAAAATGATTTCCGAAAAGGACTACAAGGTGTTGTTAAAATCAATGCCGCTTCATTTATTATCCCTCGGCAAAATTGGAGAACTGGTGTAATATATCCAGAGTATGATGATCAAAAAACTTTGGCTGAATATAAATCTAATTCAATATATTATTATGTGATGACTGATGCTCAAGATGTTTATATGTGTATGGTAACTGGTAGGGATGCTAACGGCACACCAGTACCATCTACAACAAAACCACAAGGTCAAAACAACCACATTTTTGGATATTCAGATGGTTATAGATGGAAATTTTTATATACAGTTTCTCCATTGGCTTCTAATTATTATATGACGCGAGAATGGATACCAGTACAAACTATAGATACTACAGATTCAAATTCTCCAGGAACAGACCTGAAACAAAAAATTATTCAAGATACAGCCAGAAGAAGTGAAATCACATCTTTTTTCATAGAAAGTGGTGGATTAAATTATACAGATTCTTGTATGATTAAAGTTAATAATGTTCTTGACGCTAATATTTTAGTTACAACAGATGCGGCGGCTGGCGGTGCAATTACAAAAGTATTATTCGCTTCAGATTCCACAACATTTCATACTCAAACAGATTTGGATGGAGCATTAATTACAACAGAACATGCTACTGGAACAAATGCAATAATAAGACCTATATTATCAAATTCTATGGGTATTGGTGCATCTGCTGAAGTAGATTTACGAGCCGAAGCAATACTTATTAACTCTAAAATTACAGGAGATGATTCAGATTTTATAGTTGCTCAAGACTTTAGACAAATAGGTATCCTTAAAAACATAAAAGACTCTCATGGAGTAGGCGGTGATTATTTTCAAAACAACACTGGGCAAGCGTTGAATAGTATGAATTTAACAATATCATCAGCATTTACTAAAGATAAATATATTGTTGGTAGCATATCTGGTGCGAAGGCGTTTGTGGACAATATTGTAGGAAGTACTATATTTTACCACCAATTTGATTCAACTGGATATGTTGATTTTAGAGAGAGTGATACTGTTACCGAAATCGGTGGTAGTGGTGCTGGTGATATCAACCCAAATTTGAGTAAGATTAAACCCGAAGTTCATCCAAGGTCTGGTAGTATTCTTTACATAGATAATAAATCAGCCATTGCGAGAGTGTCAGGTCAAACTGAAGATATTAAAATAATTATTAAACTAGACAACTGTACTTGATAGAAAGAAACTATAATGGTTAAGACATTCACTACAAACACCTTTTCAAATGTTTATAAGGATGACTACGATGAAGATAAAGGTTTTCAGCGTATTCTCTTTAACAGCCAAAAGGCGTTACAAGCAAGAGAACTTACCCAACTTCAAACGATTATTCAAGAAGGTATAAATCGTTTTGGTAAAAATGTTTTTAAAGAAGGTGCGGCAGTATCTGCTGGTGGTGTTGCTATTAATAATAGATATAGATTCATTAAATTAGATATTACACTAAACCCATTACCAGCAACATCTATAGTAGGCAAATCTTTTGTTGGTCAAACTTCTGGTATAACAGTAAAAGTATTAGAAGTTGTTCCGCAAGTTTCTCCTGATCCTGCAACAATTTATGTTCAATATATTAATACTCTCACAGCAACATCAGGAACATCAACTATAGCCGTAACACCTGGTGAAGAACTTGTGGAAACTGATGGACAAATTCGTTTGGTGGTTCAACCTATAAATTCTACTACTAATCCAGCGTTTGGATATGGAACCAAATTCTCAGCAGGCGATCAAGATTTTTTTACCCAAGGTTTTTTTATTCACGCGCCACTACAAGAAATTATTATTTCAAAATATAGCGACATAGTATCAAAAACTATAGGATTCAAAGTGCTGCAAGATATCGTCACAGTAGACGATGATAATACTTTATATGATAATCAAGGTAGTCTTCCAAATCATACCGCCCCGGGCGCAGATAGGTTTAGAATTAGGTTGATACTTACAACAAAAGATTTAATATTAGATGGTGAGACCTTTGTATATGTTGCAAGTGTGGTTAATTCTCAAATAGAAGAAAGAGTAACTGGATTTGACCAATACAATCTAATTAATGACCTGATGGCAACTAGAACAAATGATGAGTCTGGTGATTACACAGTTAAACCGTTTTTCATAAGATTCGAGGATAGCGCATAATGGCTAACATTAAATTAAGAATTTCACCTGGCAAAGCATATGTCAATGGATATAAAATACAGAAAAATTTACCTACATTTTTATCTGTAAGTAAAGCGACAGAAACAGCGACTATTACGAATGATACTATTGGTGCTAGTTATGGGCATTTTGTTTATATCACTGCGGATACTTCATCCTCTGATGTTAATGTAAAACACCTTCCAAATATCTCTGATCTTGGTCTTGTTCAGATTAGGAATGCTACTGCTTATGGTGGAACAAGTGTGGGAAGTTGTAGAGTTCGGGCGATGGAAAAATATGACAGTGTAAAAGATTCTGCTGGCGTGGCTTTGGTTTCACATAAACTTTACATCTTTGATATTCAAATGTATGCTGGTCAATTTTTTTCAACTGGTGCGAAAAGTATAGGAACATCTGATCAAAATTATGTTAATATATACCAAGAAAATTTACGATCAGTTGTACATAGTGCCAATAACAAAGGGCTTATTTTTTCAGCAGCACACCCAAGAATAAAATCTGTTGTAAACTTATCAATGTTTCAACAGAAAAAATATACCGTTTCTCGGTCTGCGAATACAACATCAATAACATTTTCTTCTGCTTCAGGTGAAATATTTTCAAATACAAATGATTGGATTATTACAAATCATAACGGGCTTATTGAAACTCCAACTATAACTTTAAACGGCTCTTTTAATACAGTAACTATTTCAGGACTATCAGTAGGTTCTACTGTAAACGCAACAAATGTTGAGGTTATAGGATACATTTATAAATCAAATGCGGTCTTGGCTCAAAAAACGCGACAAAATGGCACAAGAAATTATACGGTCCCTTGGACGCCGGGTGTGAAAGATGCATTTGTTGATTTAAATGAACTTGACATTATTTCTGTAACTGCGGTAAGATATGCTGATGTAAATGGCGACGATATTACAGATAAATTTATTTTGGATAATGGGCAGAGAGATTCTTTTTATGAAACAGGTAAACTGAGATTAAAGAATGGACAATCTTTAGATGATACTACAATTTGGGTTGCATTCACTCATTTTGAACATGGGCCAGGAGATTATTTTGCTCCTAATTCATATGTAGGGGCTGGATTTGGCTATAATGAGATCAATACATATACGATGGAAGATGGCTCAGAGGTTGATCTGAAAGATGTTATTGATTTACGGCCATCTAAAGGACAAACTGGTAACGATTTTACACACTCATCTGCAAGAGTTTCACCAGTTCCCAAGCCAATATCTATTATTACAGCAGATATTGAATATTATCTTCCAAGGTATGATAAACTAGTTGTTCAGCAATCAGGAGAATTTAAGTACATTGAAGGTGTTGCATCAATGGACCCAAAATTTCCAGATGCACCAACAAGTTCTATGGAAATATATCGTATTAGGTTAAATCCATTTACTTTGGACAGTACCGATTTGTCGTTTAGTTTGATTGAGAATAAGCGATACACTATGAGAGATATTGGAAAAATTGATAAAAGAATTGATGATTTAGAAGAAGCAGTTTCACTATCACTACTTGAAATGGATACTAAAAATATTCAAGTTTTTGATGAGAACGGCAATCCTAGAACTAAAAGTGGGTTTACGGCAGATAACTTTTCTGATCAAACCCATACAGATATATATAGCACGGAGTATCGCGCATCTATTGATCCACAAGAGCAATTTACAAGACCTAAATTTAACCCCAATAATATTGGTTTGGTGTATGATCACACACAATCTACTGGAACTGTTTTAGTTGGCGACAATATTTTTCTTAACTATACTAACCAAGATTATCTTGAGCAAAACTTAGCATCAGGTGCTGAAAATGTTAATCCATTTATGATTTCGTCATTTAGAGGTCATGTAAAAATGTCTCCTTCAAGTGATGATTGGAAAGAAATTGGATATATGGGTGCCAATATAATTGATAATGGTACTAGATTAAATACTGATGCTGCAATTCTTTGGAATGAGTGGGAGTGGAATTGGGGCGGCTCAGATTTAAATGGGTTGGAAGTTGGTAATGAAATTTCGCAAACGGGCGTGACCAACGAAGACCCATATAGTAATGTAACTGAATGGAGAGTTAGAAGTGGATGGTTAAAAACTGGAAAAAGATATTATAGAAGAACAATAACTGGTGTGAACAGAACAACTTCAACTGTAGTAAATAGGATTGTTGGTAGTGAAACTATTAATGAAGTTGTTGGCGATAGATTTATTCAATGGTCTTTCATTCCATATATGCGATCCAAAATGGTATTTTTCAAAGCATCTGGCTTACAACCAAACACAGAAATGTTCGCCTTTTTTGATGATCGGCCTGTCACTGATTGGGTTAAACAAGAATCTTTCTCTTCGTATAATACACACAAGCAAACAGAATATGGTAACAGTCAGGTCAACGCTACAGGGCATCCTAGTGGTAATACCAAATTATATAGTGATAATAATGGTCAATTAGAAGGATCATTTTTTATTCCAAGTACCGATAATATAAGATTTAAAACGGGAGCCTTAGAATTTAAACTAACAGATATTACTAAAATAGACGATGATAAAGCAATAAGTATTGCTTCTGGTATATTTAATTCAACTGGTATATTAGATACTCATCAAGAGGATATTGAAACTACTAGAGTATTAGAAGTTGTAGGTACAACTGAGGAAACCAGTCAGCGAAGAATTCAACTTAGCGATAGCGGTGCGGTAAGAATACCTCATTGTGTGATTGATCCACTTGCACAATCCTTCACTGTTTCCGAATCAACTGGTGTTTATATTACTAATGTTACTCTGTATTTTAAACAAAAAAGTTCCACAATGCCTGTTTGGATTCAAATTCGTCCAATGGTTAATGGATATCCATCATCTGATGTTATTGTTCCAGGATCACAAAAACTTTTAACCTCGCCACAAGTTTCTATTAGTTCTGACGGTACTGTTGGAACTATATTTGTATTTGATGAACCAATTCGTCTAAAGGGTGGTAGTGATTATGCATTAGTATGCTTGACTGACAATACTGATTATTTGTTATATACTTCAAAAGTTGGTGAATTTGTTTTGGGTACAACTGAAGAAAAAATCAATAGGCAACCATTTTTGGGTTCCTTGTTCAAATCACAAAACAGTAAAACTTGGGAAGCGGCTCAATGGGAGGATATGAAATTTAAAATCCAAAGAGCAAAATTTACTGAAACTAGTGGTACAGTATTTTTAAAAAATGCTACAGTGCCAACAAGAGTTCTTGGTGTTGATCCAATCACTCTCTTTGGAAAGGATAGTCCAACACTTGTCGCATCAAAAACCACTGTTAAAGTTTCTGCGCCAAATCACGGATTATTGATTGGAGATAGTGTAGTTATATCGGGAGTTGTTAATTCTACCTATGGAAATGCAATTAACAATGGTGGCACGGCCCATACGATTACAGAAATTGATCCATATGGTTTTGCTTTCGTATCTTCAGACGGATTTATCACAGGTGCAGCAGCCACTGCATCTGTTGGTGGGCCTTTATCACCAGTGATAACTGGTGGTTCAAATGTTACCATAACCCCACAATACGCCTATAATTTATCTTGGCCTAATATTGATGGTATAACACCGATTGGCACCACTATCAATTTCACACATAAAGGTATAAGTGGAAAATCTTATGCAGGAAATGAATCTCCATATGTGCAGTATGGGGCGGAATCTGTCATAACAAAAACTAATAATTATTATGAATACCCTAGAGTAATTTCTAACGCTATTAGAGAATCCCAACTAGGATATTCTTCTTTACAATTTTATGGTAATATGACAACCGTTTCGGATTTTGTATCACCAGTAATTGATATACAAAGAGCGTCAGTAACTTTAGTTGAAAATATAATAGATAACCCTGTTTCAGTTGATTCCTCTGCTCAAGGTAATAATGTATTGTTTGATGTTACCACTACTGGTTACGATACATATAATCCAGAAACTGATCCCCTTGATGGGTCATCAGCAGCGAAACATATCACAAAATCGGTAAGATTACTATCCCCAGCAAATGGTCTGAAAGTTTTCATGGGAATTAATAAACCATCAGTTTGTAATGTGGATTTATATTATAAAGCAGAAATGGGTGAAATAGATTTTGAGAGTGTCAATTGGACTTTAGCAGAGTTAGACACTGCAATGCCAAGTGATGATGACGCTTCAACCTTTAGGGAATATATATACACTATAGGTGGGGATATAGGAACATTACCAGATTTTACTAAATTTAAATTAAAAATTGTAATGCAATCTACAAATAGTTCCAGAGTTCCTGCGATTAGAGATTTAAGAGCAATAAGTTTAGGGGATTGATATGTTACTTTCTCAAATACAGGGCGAAAATAGATACGTTAAGGATTTAGAAACTGGGGCGATACTAAACACTGATGTCACAGAAATTAAAAAATCAAAGGCGAGAAAGAAAAAAATGCGAGAAGAAAAAGAAGAAATTCAAATTTTAAAGTCAGAAGTTGCAGATATAAAAACTCTGCTGTTAGAAATTCACAGAAAGTTAGGTGATTAATGGCACGATTACAAAATGTTGATCTTAGCAATTCGGTAAATGCTTGGAGACTGAAAACAAACATTACTGCTGGATATATTGGCGACTTAGATGATTTGAATACAAATATAACTAATAGTGTTGTAGGGTCAATAAATTCAATTCAGAGTAAATTTATTATTGGCGGTGAGGTGCAATCATTGGCAAAAACCGCATTAGCATTATCAACTGGTGGGGCTGGTACTTATGCAAGTTTATCTTATGCCGACTCAGGAGGTATTGGTGGAGGACTTTTCACATTTACATGTAATCCACTTACCCCAAATGATATTCCTAATTTAGATGCTGGAAAAATTACAACTGGTCAATTTCCATCATCTTTTTTAACCCAAATGGATGCTGGAAATATAACAACTGGAACATTAAACAGTGCTAGGTTACCTTATTTATCCGCAAATCAAACAACTTCTGACGTATTTCATGTTGATCGTATCCCAAATCTTTCTGCCACTAAAATAACATCAGGAATTCTTGGTCAAGACAGAATTCCGAATATTCCTTCAAGTAAAGTAATATACGATGGTACTAAATTACCACTTTCGGCTATGGACCCTGCCCTTGTTAGAAATAATGTATCCACAATATATACTGGAACTAGACTGTATAATGGTACTAGTACGTTTATGAATACAGTTACTGTTGGCAGTCCGGGAGCAACACCAGTTAACTCTACTTTTCATGGTCAAATAGATCATGATGGTAATATTATTCCCAGTACTACCGATATATATCAAATCGGTAGTACTGGATTCAAATATGCTGGTGTATATGCCACTACATTTTTTGGTAATGCCACTTCTGCAAACTTCGCTGACCTTGCGGAGAAGTATACCACAGATGAAGATTATCCAATAGGAACTGTTATGATGGTTAATTTTGATACTAATGGTGAAACCACAAAATGCGGCACTTCTGGTATTCCAGTTGGGGTTATCTCAGCAAAACCAGCGTTTTTGATGAACGCTGAAGCGGAAGGACAAGCACTTGCTCTTAAAGGTAGGGTTCCTGTTAGAGTATGTGGTCAAATTAGAAAAGGTGAGGCTGTTTATACTTGGAAAAATGGGTGTGGTAGTACAGAATTTAATGGCGCACATATGATTGGAATATCACTTGAGACCAGTGATATTGAAGATGAAAAAATGATTGAGTGCGTTCTTAAACTTTAAATTGTCTATTGACATTCTAAATTATAAGGTTTATAATAACTTTAGTCATTAGAGGATTTTGTTATGATCACTAAAAGTCAATTCTTGAGTATAATCTCAAGTGATATTGCATATGAGCAAAATATGGTCTATGCCATAGACGAAAATGGTAGAGAACATCTCATGAAAAATTTTGCAGATACACTTGCAAATAAAGATACAAATTCAATAAAAATTGAAAGAATGGAAGCATACAACTCGGAAATTTTTTCTTATTGTTTAGAACTAGAAGATATGTATGAGCATAGTGGTCCAATAACATGTCATTTATTTTATGCTGAAAAAAATACTCATTCATTCAAAAAACATACTGATCCAGATAATGTTGTTATATATTGTTGTGAAGGTATGAAAACTATAGCAATGGAAGGTCATACTATGGGCGGTGAACCAGTATTTACTTTGACGGCGGGTACAAGATTACATATTCCTGCAAATACTCCACATCAAGCATTTAATGAACATGAAGCAATTACTTTAAGTTTTGGTCTAGAAAAATTTATAGAGGATAAAATAAATAGTGTTTTGGTCAGTATATCTTAAAACCACAGAAACTTGTCAATTAAACTGTAAGCACTGTTTTACTTCTGGTAGCAATGGTGCTAAAATTTATTGGAATACTGATAAGATAGTTGATTGGATACATAGATTTCGTGAAGAAAAACCTGCGAAGGGTGATGGTATTCATTTAGAGTTTCATGGCGGCGAACCATTTCTTGTACCTGTAGGGCAAATGAGAAAGGTATATGATGCTTGTGATGGTCTTTGGGATAATATGAGTTGGGGTGCAACAACCAATTTAGTGTATAAATTAAAAGATCAACATAGAGAATTTATAAAAGGTCCACTTAGAAATAGATTGGGAACTTCATGGGACAGAAAAATAAGATTTGATAATCAAAGACAATATAACTTATGGCATAAAAATGTCAAGTCTCTTTTAGCAGATGGTGTAACTATACGTTTGTTTATTAGTCTTACTAAAGATACTTTAGAAAAAGACCCTATTGTATTATTGAGATGGTGTAGAAGATTAGGGGTTCAAGAGGTATCTTTAGAGAGATTGACTAATAATGGTTCAGCGCGTGAAGCATCAGAAATATTTCCATCAAATAAAGAGTTAGATGCTTATTTTTTGAAAATGCATCAACAAAGTGAAGAATATGGGGCGCGAGAATGGTTTGAAAATGATTTTTTTGAAAATATATATGCTAAATTTGAGAAAACTCTTACGACATGTGGTACTTTTTGTAGAGATTGTGAAACAAAACTATTCACAATAAACGGTGATGGTACAATAAGTGGTTGTCCAAATTCAGCACCAGAATTTCAGTTCGGAACTTTAGATGATTCCATTAAAACTCTTATAAATAGTCCTAGAAGAATAAGAACTATTATTGAAGAAAAGATGAGAAACCCCAATTGTCTCTCTTGTCCTGTTGCAAAATATTGCGGTGGTGATTGTCACCAATTAGGATGGGAAGGTGATGTATGTGGCGCACCTAAAAGTTTAATGATGGAATTGGCAAAGAATGTCTAGGAGATAAAGAATGACGATATCAGACCCTATTACAGAAAATCCTGTAGTTACAAAATACAGACAGTTTGTGACTGATAGAATTAATAATCAAATCGTGTATGGAGATGATAATTTACCAAAGCGAAGTATGGCTTCGTTTTTTAATGGAACAACAGATGGAATTGTATCGAATCCTGATCTTTTTGATGGGCCAATTGATGCTGCAAATATATTTGCTATTCTTTTGAATGATGTTAACAAATATACTAGAGTTAGAAGATTTAACGCGAATATTACAGTTACTGGTGGTTCACCTACTGGTAATACACCTATTCCAGCCGTAAATACTTCTGCGAATAATGCCGCAAATTTAGAAAAAGCGTTCGCTTGTGAGTGGGTTACGACAGTGAATTCAGGAATTAAAACAGTTCCTATTGGTACAACAGGGCCATGGGATAATAAATCTTGGGCTAATGATTTTTATGCAAAACACAATACTTTAGGTATCCAAGATTATGATGCTATTCAAATCGCACTAGACTCATCTGGATCATTTATCTCAGCGGTAGCACATAGTGATGTTGGAAATGCTTGCATAAAAGCAACACAAAAATATGCTGTGACAATCAAAATCCCTGCACTGGTGGGGAGCAGTAAATCATATAATGATATTGGTATTCTGACAGCAAAACATTCATTTGAAATTGATTCGGCAGATGTTGATCACTCTATGATTGTCCAAGGAGATGTTATGGATGACGCCGACTTTGAACAATTATTCAATAATCTTTATACAGCATGGGAGACTGTTGCACTGGGTTCCTCACCAATTAATTATAAAGAAGTAGTTTGTCATGCAAATTGTCATGCAAGTTGCCATTCATCAAGAAATAGGAGATAATTTTATTATGAGTAATCATGTTACAGTGACTGCACCATTGGGTATTGACGATTTGCAGAAATATTTTTCTGATGACAGTATTAATTTTATTATTGACTATGAAAATAGTGAGTTACAAGGCGAGAAATTACTTGTATATTTAAGTAACTTAGAGTTACCTTGTGATATTAAAACTGAAGGAAAGGATTTAGAGAACCTTGCGAAAATTTATCTTCAGTTTCCACAAATATTAAATATTAAAGTTTTAGAAGAATTTATTCTTGAGGTTCTTTTGGTAAGAAAAAACCTATCTTTAGAGTGTTTAGGTTGCTATCAAGATTTTATTAATGATAATGAAGAAGTGATTGATATTTGGATTAAAAAATTGGATTCATTGACACTCTATAATATGTATATTATCCAAGATGATGAAATGAAAGATTGGGTATTATCGTATAAAGAAGATGATACAGATGATATAAAGGGTATAAATTTCGTATCTTTGTTGAAACATGAAGATTTTTATTATTACTATAACGGTTTAGATGAAAAAAACTTGACCTATTATTCAAAATATTTTAATGAATATATGTTTAACGGAAAGAGTTTATTTGATTATTGGTCTTATAAAAAAAATCCACTTTTCTTATTGACTTGGGGAGTTGGCGCAGGAGAAGTTTAATTGGATTTAGTAGATTTTATTTTAAGAGATAAGAGAGACAAACAACAAGAATACACAATTCATTTATTTGAATTTTGTAATCTGTCTTGTCCATTTTGCTGGCAAGACCACGACAACATTGTGGGTATTGATACGGTATTAGACAAGTTGGAATCAATAGAAAAGTTTTTTCAAAAAGAGATGCGGAAACATGTAGTTTTAAACATCATGGGTGGTGAAATTTTTGCCGATGAGATTTTTGATGAAAAACTAAAAAATGATTATATTTCTCTTGCACAAGGCATAACAGACTTAGGAAAAAAATATAAGTTTGAGAGCATAGGTATTAATTGGGTTACTAACCTTGTAATTAGTAAAAGAGACTATGTGCGCGATCTATTGAAGGCGTGTAGAGATATGGGGTGCAAATCCAAACTCGTAACTTCATATGACCCTAGAGGTAGATTTAACAAACCAAACTTAGAGATTTTCAAAGAAAATGTATATGATTTCTGGGATGATTTAGAAGGCATAGGAGTCCTTCTTACTAAATCAAATATCAAATATTGGTTAAGTGATCCAAAAGATTTTATGCACGAATTATATCATAAGGGTGTTAAAGTTTATGCTGATTACTACATGCCTGATTGTCAGGCAGAAAGAAGTATGCCGACAGACAAAGAGCATTATGATATTTTCACGCATTTTATAGATAAGTATCCTAAAATTGAGCCTATTCGTTCTTGGATAGAAAATGAGCGTAATGTTGTTTCATGCAGATCATCTAAATTAGTTCTTGAGGATGGAACCATGTGTTTGTGTGGAAATCTTGTTCAAGAGCCAAGAGATAAAGCGATGTACAAAACAGACATACAGAAGGCTAATAACAAACCTATTGAAAAGGCTTTCCTTGAAAAGTATAATTGCTCTACTTGTGAATATTTTCATAGATGTACTCTTGGGTGTTTCATGGCACATGATTATAAATATGCAGAAGAGGTTTTTGATGAATGTGTCTATAAAATGACACATAGATACATTGAAAATAAAGGATTAAGATGAGATGTTTTTTTATAAAAATGGCGATAAATCTCCAATTAGCCAATCCTTTATAAATAGATTTCCAACAAGAAAAAGATTAACTAATCCAATTAAAGAAATTGATATAGAGTATAATGTATGCCATACAGTATTTGATTATTTAGTTGATACTAAATTACCACCATGCATTCATTTTTTAGATAATTTTTTGAGAAGTGAAGTGTACGTGTTTAGTGTTCCACTATCAAGTAATTTATTATCTAAAGTTAATAGTAAATCTATGATGGAAGATTATACTACTCAATTTACTGGATCACCCAAAACAGTAGTAAATAATGATTATGAGTTAGGATGGATTGGCATAGAGAAAACTAAAAATTATACAATAATGTCAAATATTCAAATAAATGGAATTTATAGAGATTGCTTAACCAGAAGGCAAGAAATAGATTTTTATAAAACTATGATCAAGTTTTGTAAAGGTGAAATATTGAATATGCCAATTTATGTGCCTACAGCCGAAACACTATACACACAAATGAAAAAAAACCCTGCACATCCTGATAGTGCTATAATGGAAACACCTTACACATCTAAGGTTTTAAAGGGGTTCACAAAGATACAATTTATGAATATGGAGTTTTATAAAAATGATTAAAGTAGGTTATGTGAATCCAACAGGAATACCCTCAAGAGCAGAATTTAACTATCATTGGATGCTTTTTAAATGTTTTTATGAAGATTATGGAAAATATCCAGAAAAAGTTACTTGGGTGGAGCCAATATTCAAATGGAATGAAGTTACAATACAAGATTGTTTGGATAATGTTAAAGGGTGTTCCATTGTATTTTTTACCAACTATGTTTGGAATTATAAAATTAACCAAAGGATACGAAATGGTCTTGATCCAGATACCATAGTAGTTATGGGTGGGCCTCAACAAGACCCTGATATAATAAAAGATTATGACTATGTTGCAGACCCTCTTGCTCCAGGAGAAATATTTGTACAATACTTTCTTGATATGTATCTAGAGGATTCTGTTGATAAGAAAAAGATTCCATTTTATTTGGGTAGTTCTTTAAAAATTCCTCTTCCATTTGGACATACGAATGTATATAGGAGGTGTGAAGATTATTTTACCAAAGAATATGAACACTTCATAAAAAATATAGACCTATATGAGCGAATAACATTGATATATGAAAGCACTAGAGGATGCCCATTTAAGTGTTCTTATTGCGAGTGGGGTGGTGGTACTGGCACAAAGGTTTTAAAAAAACCTATGAATATCATAAAAGATGAAATGGAATTTATAGGGGGCTTTAAGGGTGTGCATATCGATTTGTGTGATGCTAATACAGGAATGTTTAAAGAACGCGACAGAGAAATGATGATGCACATGGTAAATAATGGAGTTCAAATTGGTGAAAATCTATCGGTATTAAAAACTTTAAAATTGGAGCAGAAAAAAGAAATGCTTGATTTTATGATTGAGCATGATATTACTCGCCAAGTCATCAGTATTAGTTTACAGTCTATTTCAGAAGAAGCGAGAAGAATAGCAAATAGAAGAGACCTTAATGTTGAAGAAACCTATGAATTGGTAGATCATTTAACTAGTAAATGGAATAATTTTAAAGAAAAAGAATTATGGTTAGATTTAGAATTAATTTTAGCAATGCCAGGGTCTACATTAAAAGATTTTTACGAAGAATTTAAAGTATATTATAGAGTTGGATATAATGAAGGAAAGGATTGGGAAGAATGGAAAGGTCTTGATGTATGGGCAGACACTAGATATCCTTATATGGTTTTACCAGCAACTGAAACTGCTAGTAAAGAATATCAAGAAAAATATAAAATAAAAACATCAAAGGTACTGACACAATTTGATGGCAACTATAGTGGAAAATGGGATGATGTTGAAGTAAATCCAATATATGGTGATGTGTCATACGAATATGATACTATAGTTGAATGTTTTTCATATACGTTTGAAGAATATTTAGAAATGTTCATAATGAATTTATTCACACCACATGTGGGTTTAAGTTTTATAAAAGAATATACCAATTATGAAAACGTGAGTGAAGTGGCAAAAGAGTTGTGGAATATATTGAACGATATACCAATGTTTTTTGTTTACAAAGAACTGATAAGAAATATATTTCTTGATAATAATTCTCATAGTATAGATAAGTTTGAAGTGGGTAGTTTTAAAGGCAAAGATATTGTAAATGAAATGAAACTCTTACTAGATAAGAATGAAGAAATGGTAAAGGAAAGATTAGATGAATTCTGTAGAAATTTATGACGATTTTTTGAATCAAGAACAAATTAATGATATACGAAATATGTTTTCTTTTGATAAGTCGGCAATGGATGATCTTCCAAGATTTAATATGCAAAAAAATATGGCAATAAATATTAAAAATCATATGGACGATTTTCCAAATTTAAATAAAGCAAAAACTATTGCATTATGTAAAGATTCAAATATAGGTAAAATTGCTATATCACATTTAATTAAGATTGTCAAGTATGAAGAAGATAATAATGAAAATATGATTTGGGAACCACATCATGATGGAACAGAGTCTAAAATCATTACTTTATTTTTTATAGATATAGATGATAATGGTTGGCAAGGTGGTGAGTTAGATATTTATGATTCTCTTGATATTTTTCAATATCCAAAAAATAAGACTAGAATACAACCAAAAGTGGGTAGGTTAGTAGTTTTTAATAGTTCTATGGTACATTGTATTAGACCTTATTTTGGCTCTAAACCAAGAATGACTGTAAGTGTGGGTTGGGAATAAAATGAATATTGATAAAAATTCTGGATGCTTTATTGAGAACAATCCCGATATGTTTATTCATATAAAAGATACGTTACCAAAATTAAAATGGTTATACTTAAAGAGAAGCGATTCAAAAAAATCTGATAGATGGCAAAGTGTGGCATGGAATTATTATTTTCACTCTATGAGAAGTAAGATGTTAAAAACTGCCGATTTACTTTGGGAAACATACTTACCGTGGGAGACCGAAAAGAACTTGGATTATTATACTATGTGGAATGGGACTGACACTGGTTCGTGTGAGTGGCATCATGATACTGAAGGTGGTAACTTACAATTTAATTTGTATTTTACAGACTCAGAACCGAATAATGGTGGTGAGATAATGTACAGAAATATGAAAGAAAATAATAGAATAACTACTTTTCATCTACCTAAAAAATACGATATAGTAATGGGAAGTGTAGGTGATGATTTAAAGTTCCAGCATAGAGTTGAGCATACAAGAGAATTGAAGCAAGAAAGAATAACAATGCTTTTTAGATTTAAAGTAAAGGAATCTCCATGGAAATAAAAGACCAAGGATACGTTATGGAAAATAATAAAAATATGTTTATTCATATTGATGATACCATTCCAAGATTAAAATGGTTAAGTATGAGTAGTGATAATATTCCAAAAATAAAATGGTTAAATGAGGGTGATGATTGTAAAAGTTATAGCATCTGTTGGAATTATCATTTGAATGGTATGCGAAATAAGATAAAGAAAACTGCTGATTTATTGTATGAGACATATCTATCAAAGTATGACAATTGTTATGAGAACAAAAAATTAATATATTCATATATTTGGAATGGAGCATGTGATGGTTCTAGTTCTTGGCATAATGATTTAAAAGAAGGTGCAAATGTTTTCTTTTTATTATATTTTACTGATATGGAACAAGGAGTCGGCGGCGAAATAATGTTCCGAAATATGACCCAAAATAAAAAAGTCACTTGTTATCACTTACCAAAAAAATATGATCTTATATTAGGTAGCCAAGATTTAAATTTTCAACATAGAGTTGAGGATTTTAGAAAACCTAACGTGCAAAGAATCACAATGAATTTCGGATTTAATATAAAGAATTCTCCATGGACTTAATTATTAAACCAACAGAATTATGCAATTTTAAATGCACATTTTGTTCTTCATCTAAAATTACTCAAGAGGATAATACTGCTGTACTTGATTTGAATAAGATATTCAAATTTCTTAAAAGATTTCCTGAAACGCAAACTATTATCGTAAATGGTGGTGATCCTTTAATGATGAAACCCAATTACTATTGGAAGTTAATAGAGTTTTTAGATAAGCATGACATGCCAGCGACGATATCCCTTACAACTAATTTGTATCCTTTTTTAATGAAACCAAAAAAATGGGTAGAACTCTTTAATCATAATAGAATTGGTGTTGGAACTTCATTTCAGTATGGTGGGGGTAGACTTAAAGGTGATTACAGCGAATTTACCGAAGAAGATTTTTGGAAGTGTTCTGATGCGATGCTTGAGCATGTGGGGTATAGACCTTCGTTTATTGCAGTGATTGTGGATGAAAATGAAGATACTGTAATACAGACTGTAGAACTTGCTAAGAAGATGGATGTTGTTTGTAAGGTGAATTATGCTATGGCATCTGGTTCTCAATCTGCGCCATATAGACTTTCAAAAATATATGAAAGATATATTCAAATTTGGAAAGCAGGTTTAAGTGATTGGGAACATAACACTCAACAAATGTTAAATAGGTTAAGAAAAAAGCCAACTATATGTCCTCAGTCCAGAAATTGCGATAGCGGTATTCGTAATATTCAACCAGAGGGTGATTATTATTCTTGTGGGGCTTTTGGTGATGATCTTGACAAACCAATAGATTTTGAATATGAAATGAATGGAGGTTTTGAAACACCTCTCAGTAATGATTTGAGTTTAATGAGTCTTAAAAATTCATGTTTTACTTGTCCTATGTTTGAAATTTGTAACGGATGCCGTAAAACAATTAAAGACTTGAAACAACATAACATGGTTGAAGATCATTGTAAACATATGAAATCTATGGCAAAAGACATAATTTCTTTAAATAGAATGGACACTAAAGTTACTGAATATGTAAGAGAATATGCATGATTGTATCTGTAAATCCATCTTATTTTTGTAATTTCCGCTGTGATTTTTGTTATCTTACTTCAAAACAATTAGGCGATCAGAAAAAAATTTCAATTGAGAGACTTGATGAATTACTTTCACAAATTCCAGATATAGAGCATGTTGATCTATATGGCGGTGAAATTGGTGCTATGAAAAAAAATTATTTTTATGATGTTAAAAATACAATTAAAAAGTATTATGATGGAAAAATAAATATCAACACAAATTATTCCATGATGCACGATGGTTTCTTTGATGATGACGTTTATTTATCAGTTTCTTATGATTTTGAAGCAAGAGAGAAATCAGATTTAGTGTTTCAAAATATGATGATGAGTACAGTGCCTCTCGCAGTTCTTATTCTTGCATCACCACAAGTTTTGAGTATGAATGTAAGTAAGATGATAAAACTATTGAATATGTGTGGTGCTGTTAAATCAGTAGAAATTAAGCCATATTCTATTAATCAAGCAAATGCGTTTACTGTGACGCATTTGGATTTTGAAAACTTTGTTATTCAATGGATGGAACTAGAAGATCAGATGAATTTTCAGTTTGTAAATGGAGATAAGATAGAGGAGTCTTTTAATGGACTATACAATGCATTTTCGGATGATCATGTTTACATTACTCCTAACGGCAAGTTTGGAGTACTGGAGTTTGATGTACATGATAGAGAATACTTTCACGAATTGGATTCTTTCCAATCTTATATAGAATGGACAGAAAAAGAAAAAGAAGAAATGATAAGTCCGATTTGCACTTCATGCAAATATTTTGGTAATTGTTTAACAGAACATTACCGATATGTCAAGGATTTAGATAATGGGTGTAACGGATATAAAGGACTATTGGATTGGTATGAAAAAATGGAGAACAGCATCCCAAGTTTATCACTTACTTAATAGAGAGTATTCAGATGACTTGAATAAAATGGATGTGACATGGAGTGAAGAAAATATAGTTAGAGATGCTGTTTTGCATTTCAATGAATATGTTGATGAAACTATTAGACCAGCGAAATCATATTTTGTTGCTATATGTTATGCACATTGGTTATCTGAAGATTTCAATGAAGATTTCTTTGAATTACTAAATGATAAATACTTACTGGCAGAGAATGATCCACATTTTATTCAATATAATTTAGACATTGATACTTATGATCAAATATTGAAAAATATAGAATTTCCTTTAGAAATGATAGGAATGGTTCCAGATGTTAGAAAATATTATGAGGATGAGTTTAAACTAGCACTAAAAACCTTATAAATAAACATGAGCAACCTATGATAAAAATGAGTATGGTATATGACTAGAAAAATTACAGTAAAATTAACAGATACAATAGAAGTTTGGCGCAACGCGACAAATACTATGGCCGAATATGTCGGTGATCCTGATAATCTTAATACTACAAACAAAAACGATTTGGTTCAAGCAATTAATGAAATTGCAAGTGCCTCAACAGTGGTTGGATTCACAAGTGCATTAAGTATGATTAATACTGGGAATGGTAATCACACCCAACTAACCTACGATTCGGGCAGTGGTCAGTTTTCATTCAATTCAAATTCTATTGGTCCAACACATTTGGCTCCATTACCTGCAACTGTTATTACCAGTGGAGTATTTCCACAATCACGTATTCCAACTCTAACTACAACAAGTGTGACTAGTGGTGTTTTTGCAGCAGCACGAATTCCACCTATTCCACAACTAAGTGGTTCGCTTGCACCCGGACAGGTTGGTTTTGCGACACAAGATGTTCCAGAAAGTCCTTCTGCGCTTTATTATACCGATGCTAGAGCGAGGGCGGCAATTTCTACTGATAGTAATTTATTTATGGATTCTAGCGGAAAATTAGGTATCGAGTTATCACCTGCGACATTAGCATCAATAGCGGCTTTTGAAGGTCTGGCAGGCACTGGTGTTACTATAGGTACTCTTGATTCAATTTCTATTGGTCAAGATATTGGAGTAACGAACAGCCCAACTTTTGTAGGAGTTACTGCTAGTAGTGTAACAACTAGTACTTTAAATTGTACTGGTGCAGCATCATTTACTGGAACTGTAAGTGCCACTGCGATTGGTGGAGGAATAGTTGCAAGTGATGCTGTAGCAGACGCTGGTACTGCAAATGATGTGGCTATAACTCCTGCTCAACTTGCAAGACAACTTTCATCCAATAAAACAATAATCTTTAGAAGTACTTATACTAGCCTGAATTCATTTACTGGCACAGTGCAAATACCTCTTCCTATCTCATGGTCTGTTCATCCAACGCATGTAAGCCAAGGGGGGTACAATCCTCAAGGCGATCATGGACTTCCAGACTTTGTTACTTATCGGATTCGTAGAAATGGTGGCACTGCATCAGATCAAGGTGGTTACCTTTCTGGTGATATGATAGACATATATCCAAATAATACAGCAGACACAAGTGGTAATGGCACGGCATTTAGAGCGGAAATCACTGGGCAAGCATCAGGATTGGATTATGGGGGGTTTAGGGTATCAGTGGCAAACGATGGTCCGGGATATGCTTTAGGCGTAGGCAATAACTCCAATTATTTCAAAATTGACAATAGCAGATGGGATTTACAAATAATAGCAATCAGATTTGGTGAGGGTGTCGCTTGAGACATATAGGAGAAAAAAATGGTTAGAATAACAGATTTACCCGCCGCCACAAACAGTGATTTAAGCACCACACAAAACTTTCTGGTAGTAACTGGCACCAACTTGTCTGGAGGTTATGGTGCTGCTAGAGTTTCAATGGGGGAAATATCTTCTTTCTACAATGCTACTGGTGCTTTAACTAGTGTTGATGTTTTGGACCTAATAGATTCTAGTTATATTTTTGGTAAAGTAAATAACTCTACTCTTAATTCATTAACAAAACCAACTACAATGACATTTGCGGCAGTCACTTCTAAACCTAGCACATTAGGGGGTTATGGAATTAATGATGGACTAAGTTTTTCTGATTTAAAAGATGAAGATAATATGGCATCAAATAGTCCTATCCATGTCGCTTCACAACAATCAATAAAAGCATATGTCACAAGCGCAGTCGCTGCTGTTGCGGTGTCAAATACAGATACAGTTACAGAAGGTTCAACTAATTTATATTATACAGATGCAAGAGTAACTAGTCGTATTACAGGTTCCAATCTTAATATGGGAAGTAATAATATTATTACAACTGGTAAATCTTTGTATGCAAATATGTATTCGGCAGAAGGCGATCTGCCTTCAGCGTCAACATATCACGGTATGTTCGCTCATGTGCATGGAACTGGTAAGGGATATTTTTCTCATGGTGGGGCGTGGCACAAATTAGTTGATGAAACAAATCTATCAACTCAAGTTGATTCTGCATATGTATTAGCACGATCTTCCGCTGGAGTCGATTCTGCTTTGATAGTTGGTACTATAACTGATCCAAAATATCTTAGGTCAGATGTATTAGATAATGGACATTCATTATCTCTCTCATCAACATTACATGCTGATGGTGCGATTACATCAAATGCTGATATTACTGCATTTAATTCCGCTTCTGATAGGACATTAAAAGAAAATATTGAGCGCATTGAGAATGCTCTTGATAAAGTCGGCACACTTGCTGGATATACATTTAACTATAAAGGCCGAGAAGAAAAAATGTCTGGTCTTATGGCAGATGAAGTTTCTGAAGTTCTTCCAGAAGTTGTTTATGAATTTGATGGCGAACATAAAGCAATTCGTTATGGTAACATGATGGGTCTTATTGTAGAGGCAATAAATGAGTTAAGGGTGGATGTTGAATATCTTAGGGAAAAGATAGAGTCTAATGCCGACACCATTTAAACCTACAGATTTACATAGCAATAATTATCCTTACTTAGAGGGAGACAGTTCTTTTGGTTTTTCTGATATTAAGAATCAGTTTAGCGATACTGGACCAGCATCTTTATCAGAATATTATAAGGGTGGTAGTTTAGTTTCAGAGTCTGATGGTAATTTAATCATAAATTCTGGAATATCTGGTAGTACTAGTGTCCCATCTTCTGGTAAAATATCTTTAAGTGATCTTATGATAAGACCGTATTTTGATGTTGTATATACTGTTGCATCATACCAACAAACGACAACATCTGATTACACATATACAATTCCACAAAATTGTGCATTTTCATACATGAAAATTTTTATACAAGGGTCTGGGGCTTCTGGTCATGTTGGCCCTTGGAATTGGAGTGGTAGAGGTGGAATTGCAGCGTCACACATCACTGCACCTGCTGGTGGTAATGGTGGTGATTATGCTCAAACACATTGGATTCCTATAACTGGTGGTGATGTACTTACAATTAAAGTTGGTAATGGTGGTTATCCACCAAACGGTTCACCGAATGATGGTCAGTGGGGATTTCAAGGCGTAAATGGTAATGCAAGTAGTGGTGGAACTTCTTACGTCTATAAAAATGGAAGTAATGTGCTTACGGTAGGTGGTGCTTTAAAATCCACTAATTATATAAGAAGTGCGGCTGTTGATAGTGGAACTAAAAGTGTAGAAACTCATGGTTATTTTAATTCTGGATATGCAAATGGTCCTGGAACTGGAAATAGAGTTACCATATATGATAACTCAAAATTAGACTTACACTATGCTGGCGGTTGGGGAGGAACTTCTTATCTAACATCATGTCTAACTAACAACGCCGCGACATTAACTGCTAGTCCTAGTTTTAACTATAATTCGTCTAGGTATGGTGGCGGTGGCGCACCCGGATACCAGTCTTATTTTGGGACTCCCCTAGTTGAAGGTCAAACTCACGATATTAGAGGAAGAGGTTGGGGATGGCGAGTGTCTTACTCGGATTGGATTCAAGAAGTGCCAACAGTAACACATGGCGGTGCATTAAATTCAGCAGGTAATGGCTTTGATGAAATTTTTAATAGAGTGTCAGAGAAGACTACCTATCCTCTGGGTTATGGACGCGGTGGGGCAGGAACAAAAGGAACCTCAGTTGGCGATAAGATTCGCGGTGGGCCGGGAATGGTAAGAATTATGTTTAACAGCCTTCCTAGTACACTTACTTCTGGAATTACACACAATAGAACAAAAGCAAGATTTGCTGGATAGAAATACTGGAGAGAAAAAATGGCACAATCTGAAGATATTATGGTTGATCAAGGAAGTGATATAACACTTAGACTTGAATGTTTTGAAACTGATGGTAGTAAAAAAATATTTAAAAAACTTGATCCAAGTAGTGGTGGAACAATCGCACCATATGTCGCAACTGGAAAAATAAAAAAATCATACTCAACAAGCGATTCTTCTGCTATATCATTCGGAACTTCATTTCTTGATCTTGATAATCCAAATATATTACAACTATCACTTTCAAATACTATAACAGAAACAATGAAATCAGGAAGATACGTTTATGATGTTGAATTAAGTTATCAAGATTCTGCAACTAACACAACAATAGTTGAAAGAATACTTCAAGGGACACTTACAGTATCACCAAGCGTTAATTAGATTATGATTACTCAGAATATAAAAGTCATATCTTCAAATACTGTTCAAAAAAAAGTTTTTATAGACAAGGTAGTTTCAAAGTATAGTAAAGTTGAATTTACAGTTCAGTCTTATGGTTCTGTAGATTTACCATCAACTATTAGCAAAAGAGAATTAATTAGGAGATCATCATGAGTGATACTGTAAAAGTTGTTTCTACGAATACGATTGTTAAAAAGATTACTTTGGGTACTCCTGTGCCACAAATCGCTAAAATTGAAGTAGTTTCAGATATAGGTCAACTTAGAAATGTTGCAGGAAACGGGGCAGTGAATGGAGATGTATTAGTTTTTAACGCTACCAATGCACAATTTCAACCGCAACTATTATTTGATAAACAAACTATTGATGCTGGAGAGGGTTTTTGATCCATATAATTATATAAATACAAAAAGAAGTATAAATTAAGGTTCAGATTTTATGCCAGCAACTATAAGAATAAAACGATCATCAAATGTTGATACCCCATCAAATCTTAAAGTAGGTGAAATAGCATATTCATATGCAAATACATCTAAAAAACTTTTCATTGGTATAGGTCCAGAAGTAAATATTAATGGTGATGCCACTAGAATTGCCACGATTGGTGGTGAATATTTTACAACACTATTTCCAGATACTCCTGGAATAGCACAAGATGGTAAATTAGTATTACTAGATGATGATCGTGGATTAGATTATATAAAACTCCAAAGTCTTGTTGGCGATTCTGGTAGTTTTAATAACCTAAGTGTTGACAGTGCATATATTCGTTTTTTCAATGCAGACAGTGCGGTTATAAAGGGGCTTATTTCTGATTCCGCGCACATTACATTTTTGGAGGCAGACAGTGCCTATATTCATGATCTTCGTGTTGATAGTGCTTATATACGTCATTTTGACATGGATAGTGGACACATTGATAATGTTTCTATTGATTCTGCTTACATCAAATATATGGATGTTGATAGTGGTCATGTTGATAATCTAACTGTAGATAGCGCGTATATTAAATATGCTGATATTGATAGTGGACACATTGATAATGTAACTATTGATAGCGCATACATTAAATATATGGATGTTGACAGTGGACACATTGATAATGTAACTATTGACTCAGCGTATATTAAATATGCTGATATTGACAGTGGGCATATTGATAATGTAACTATTGATTCTGCTTACATCAAATATATGGATGTTGACAGTGGGCATATTGATAATGTAA